GCTCTCCTTCTCGATGATGGCATCGAACTGACGCCACGCATCAACCATGCGGGAGTCGTCGTTGCCGATCCCAGCATGGTACATGAGGTTGATGAGTTTGTCAAGCTGAGCAATCACTTCTGGTCCTCCTTGATGCGAGCGATCTCGCGGTTGATATACCAGGCGGCCTTCTCCAGGTCCTGGATCTCGGTCTCCTTGGACTTGAGCCCCGCCCGTGCAATGTACTTGACAGCATTCCCTCGGTTGAACGAAAGCTGCTCAGCGAGCTGGATCACCTCGATACCCTTGTAGGCGGTGTAGTGGGCGGGGTGGTTAATGTTGTCCACCGGCTCCTCACCGGACCTGACGCCCGTGGCGGTCTCGGTCCGCACGGTGCTGAGGTGCGGGTCAAGCGGGACCGGCACCGTGTCCTGGTTCTTGGTGTTGGACATCACGCGGCCGCGCTGCTGCCTCTGGTAGGCCAGATTGGCAACACTTACAGGCTTGAACCAATCAACTCCCCAGTGCCTGGTCTTTCCGTCCCTATCTGCTAGCCAAATATCCCCATCACGACTTGCAGATTCAACGAGCTGGGCGGCCCCCGGAAGGGTTTCCCCTGTGGCGGGATTGATCAGCTCCACCCAATCGCCACCCTTCGGCTCATACCGGTACCTGTTCTGTGTCATGCTACTTCCTCCTCTTCTAGTGATGTGACTGTTCCGCGGTGCCGCACGGGCTCCACGTAGATCCGCGCGAAGTCCAGCGCGTTCATGTTCCGAGCCCTAGCCAGGGACGCGTGCCCCCAGCAGAGGCCGATGCTGGACTGCTCCTCGTGGCAGAGCCTGACGGGGCACTCCTGGCCGTTGTACGTCTTGAGGTAGCCGCGCTTTGGCGTCAGCTCCTTCCCTGCGCGTCGCTGGTTGTAGTGCCCGGCGCAGAGTCCCTTGGCGAGGATACCCGTCGTGCAGCCAAAGAACAGGCAAGTGTTAGGGCGATTCCTAGGCACGGAGCCTCGCAACCACCACGGTGAGCAGGTCATCGAGGTTCACCTCGATCTGGCCGTGATCATCCGGCGTGAACCCCATCTCGGTCGCCAGGACGGCGCAGATGGTGTTGAGCTGGATGAGCGGCTCCATTTCTTCGATGCTTGACATGGGACCAGCTTACACGGTCACGACATCGACCCCGAACCAGGTTCCATCGGGCACTTCTGCCACCGTCTCGAAGCGGTGGTTCATCGAGGGCTTCACCTCCCACTCATTCTCGCCGGTGAGGTGCACGAGCAGGAGCCCTGAATGCGGGGCGCGGTACCACGCGGGGACCTTGGTGGGCAGGTACATCATGCCGTCGTGAGTCACCACGGCCTCTGTGGGGTCGATGTAGACCACCTCGTTGGGCTCCACCTTGTCCAGCGGGCGGATGAGGTTGTCGTTGGGCACCAGGGCGCTACGGTGCGAGATTCGGTCGATTTCGGTCATTTGGGGGCCTCCTTAGGCGTATGGGGGTCGATTTCGCGTATTTTTGACAATATACGCGCATATGAGCAGAAATACGGCGATTGAGCCGAAAAACGGGTCCATCAGCGCTTCTCCGGGCAGTTCTCGTCCCAATGAAGCTGCCGAAGGCTCTTCGCGGCCGAAATCGCGTGCTGAGGGCACTCTTCGACCGCCTCTTCGCTGATCACGAGCCCGCAATCGGCCTTCGGGCACGGGCAATCGTCTTCCAGGGCGGTTCCGGTCCAGGATCGGCCTATGTGCATGCTCAAAACAGCGTCACCGCCATCTGCTTCTCCATGTCGTCGATCTCCTGGCGCAGGACGCCCCAGGCGTTGCGGAACAGCCGGTACTGGGCCTGGAGGTCCACCACCTTCTGGTTCAGGGCCTCCAGGCGGATCTTCTTGTCCGCCAGGGACTCCTCGGGCACCACCACGGCGGCCATCAGGCGGCCTCCGCCGCACGAAGGTAGCTCTGGAGGATCGCGGCATCGGCCGCATGCGTGGGCGTCTTCTCCTCACCCTCGTCGACGTTGGCCATCACGTGCTTAATGGCGATCTCCTGGCGAACCAGCTCCACCAGCTTGCGGTACTTCTTCTTGTATCCCATGGTTCCTCCTAGTTTCCGGCAATGCCGATATTGCGGCGGAGGGACCCGATGTCCACCGCCTCGAAAGAGTTTCGAACGCCGTTGCCGATGACCCAAGGCTCGAAAGAAATGGTGTCGAACGTGTCCGCGTCCACGTACGCGTTCCACGTGCTCTGAATGGTGCGGCTAGCGGCGCCTGCCGCGTTTGCCATCTGGGCTGTGGCGTTGTTGATCGCCTCCATGCTTGCCTGACGGGCCTGTTGGCGCTGCTCTAGCTCGGCCTGGTCAATGGCGCTATTGGCCACGCTGAAAAACTCGCGCCACCAGCCTGACCAGCGCCAGAACCGCTCACCATCACTGTTCGTGCTGAACGACCCGGCGTAGCCTGCGTGGTTGTGCTTGATCCAATCCCTAAGCGCCTTAAGCATCTGGAGCTGATGAGTGTCGTCCTCCCGGATCCACTCCGCCACCCGGTCGCAGGTCTGCTTGAGGATCATCACCTGGTTGAAGACAAGTTGGTTCTGCGCACGGTGCAGCCGGGTCTCGTACCAGGGTATCTGATTCATCCAGATGTAGACCTGGGAGTCCAGCCGGTCGACGACGGCGGTGCTCACACTACCTCCCAGACTTCGCCAAGCTCCGCCGGAGTGAACACGTCGATAGAGCCGTCGGCAGGGTCCACCAGCCACTCGCCGCGCATCAGGTGTGTGTAGCCCCAGCCGATCATGTCATCGGTGATCTTGAGCGTGTACTCGTAGTCCAGCCACTTGTTGACGATATTACCCATCTCCCTGGCCGACTGGTCAACCCAGCGGATGGCCCGGGGCCCGCGCCCCTTGCGCTTGATGCTGACTTCCATGCTTCCTCCTTCGTGTTGCTTACTTGTTTATCTTAGGGCCCCGAAGGGCGGGGTGTCAAGCCAGGAAGTGCACTAGGATCAGAACAACACCGAGCCCGACCAGGAACAGCGACACC